GCTTCTTTGAAGTATCCTAGCTCATCAATTACATTCCAATCCATTCTTACGAATTCTTGGAACTGTGAAGACTCTTCTGTCCACTTTATAGTGACCAGTAAGTCAGATAACAGACTACGATATGACCTTTTATCACTTTTCCGATAACGGTTTAGTGTTGAAAGCCCATCGCAAGGAATTCTGAGTGATATTACTCCTGCTACGTGTAGCAGAAGTGGTATGTATCGCCAGTCTTTGGACCGGTTGATCACATTTGGAGAGATACGACTTACGTCTTGTCCATCCCATGAGATTCTTGATACATATTCCAGAAAGGAACCTTTTGGTGTCGGACCTTTGCTTTTTGCTAGGTTTATCGACGAGCCAATTAGTTCGTACGCTGCAACAACTATGTGATCTGGATCATTAATGACCAGATCATCACCAGTTTTGCTGTACCAACTACTATTGAAGGATGGACCATAATGTTCATCCATAATCATTTCTAAGTAGAAATGATCCGATAGAGTTGCGATCAGGAAACTCCCTGTAGTTCCCATTCCTTGACCTTGCCCATAGACCAGGTACTTATTAAGCTCAGGTGCATACCATCGGCATGTTACCACAAGTTTAAACCAGTTGTCTGAAATTTCGTTACCGAATATTTCTTCCATCATTACCCTTTGAAGGGAATGATGAAACAGATCTGACCAATCGGTCATATCGTAAGACTGGAGGTACTCTAATTTGGAATCTTTCATTCTATTGAAGCCACTTTCGTGACTCCAGTAGCCTGATGATTCTCCAAATAGTCTTTTGAGCAAAAACTTTATAGTAGGCAATAATGCTCTCAATAAAGTTTGAGTCCAGAAGTCTGAGACTGCTACTACTCTCATCTTAAGATCAGAGTCAGTAACAGTTGTTAGCTTTCTTAAATAGACACCCTTCGGTAAATTTTTACCTTGGGCTTTATTTAAGTTAAAAAGATACTCTGAAAAATAGGTAAGATTTAGTGCAGCGCATAAGTTCTTAAATGGATCCCATAAGGGACCTTGAACCAACGCTAAGCACTCTACGAAG